AACCTGGGCCGTAACATCGGCGTCGCCGCTCAGCAGTGGCATGCCTACGCGCAGGCGGCCGAGTGGGCCGGTTCCAGCTCCGAGCGCCTGGCCGATGTGTTCAAGGATCTGAACGTCAAGATCGCCGATGCCGCCAAGACCGGCGGCGGCCCGCTGGCCGACTTCTTCACGCAGATAGGGCAGTCGGCGCAGCAATGGGCAGCCCTCTCGCCGGATGAGCAGTTCAAGCGCTTTGGCGCCGAGCTGCAAAAAATGAGTGCCAGCGACGCCCGTTTCTGGCTCGACGAACTCAACGACTCTGCTGCCGAGTTGTTCGATACCCTCTATACCCGCAAGGGCGAGCTGCTGACCTTTGCCGACAACATAGAGTCGATGGGGATGGCGCTCACCGGCGGCCAGTTTGCGGCCGTGCGTGATGCGCGTCTCGAGTTGGATCGGTTAGTGTCGGTGATGGGGGCCCTCTGGCAGCAGGTCAAGGCCAGCATGGCGCCGGCGGTGGCGGAGGGCTCCCGCCTGATCAGGACGTGGATCACCGACAGTGCCGAGGCCAAGGGCGGCTTTGCCGAGCTGGGCAAGGGGCCTTGCAGTCGCTAATGCAATGGATCGATCAGACGGTTGGCAAGTTCGAGCCGATGTTGAGCGAGTCGACGCGGGCGCCGTATCTCAAGGCGCGGGCTGATCTGTTTGCTGCTCGAGTCGACTACAACGAGGCGAAAAAGGCGTTCAGCGCCGTGGCCAGTGACGACAGTGCGGCGGCCCCTGCCTTCGGTCATCTCGCGCAGATGAGCGATGCGCTGGCGCAGGCGGAGGACCGGGTCAAATCGTTCCTGGGTGTCAGTGAAGGCGGCGGATGGGATAGCTATTTTAAAAACCTTGGCTTGCTGCGCCAGAAGGTCGCCGAGGCGACGACCGCCGGCGAGGGGGATATTCCGCTTCCTGCGCCCGGTGCCAGCCGTGCGGTCGGGGTGGTGGCAATTCCTGATGCTCCAAAGAAGCCGAAGAAGCCCAACTATGGCGCAGTAGACTCCTTTCATCAGGAAACAGCTGCCATTGCCGCCGAGCTGGAGAAACGACAACTGCTGCTGGCCAACAGCAATCAGGCGCTGGCAGGTGTCGATCAGCAGTTCTATGACGCCCGCAACACGGCCCGCATTGAGCAGTATGGCGCCTCGATCATTGAGGAGCAGAGCCGCTGGCAACAGTCACAGCAGCGCCTGCAACAACAGTATTCCCAGGCCTATGACGCCGCCGCTGGCAACAACGACCTGCAATTCCAGCTACAGATGGAATACCACGCCAGCCGTGAAATGCTGGAGCAGGATCACCAGTCCCGTTTGCTGCAGATCGAAAACGACCGGGTCAACAAACAGCGGGAGTATCAGGCGGCGGTCTCTGCCGAGCTGCTGAGTTTTACCCAGCAGTCCATGAGCATTACCACTGGGGCCCTGCAACAGGCGGGCATGGAGCACAGCGGCGTTTACAAGGCCCTGTTCGCCATGCAGAAGGCGGCCGCCATTCCGTCGATCATGGTGTCAACGGAGGAGGCATCCGCCAAGGCCCTGGCCGCGTTTCCGCCGCCGTACAGCCTCGGCCTCGCTGCGAGTGTCAAAGCCATGGGCTACGCCTCGGCGGGGCTTGTGGCAGGGCAGGCTATCGCTGGCATGTTCGATAAGGGCGGTTATATCCCAGCCAACCAGTTCGGCGTCGTGTCGGAACTCGGCGATGAGTTTGTTAACGGCACCCTGATCAAGGGCCCTGCCAATGTGACCAGTCGCCGCGACAGTGCGGCCATCCTGGAGCGGGCCGCCGGGCAGGGTGGTGGCGGTGGTGGTGTCACAGTCATCCAGCATATGTCGGTGTCGGGGGCGGGAGATGCGGCGCTGGCGGCTGCCTGCCAACAGGCGGCAAGAGATGGCGCCTCTGCTGGCGCTAAGCAGGGTTATCAGATGGTTGTTGAGGACGTGGCCGGCTACGGTCAGATCCGCAGAATGTTAGCGTGAGGTAGTTGAATGGCGGAGGTGATGGAGTGGCCGACGGACTTGATCCCCGGTGAAATGAGTCTGGGACTGGAAAGCATGACCCGGACGTTTGAATCCCCTTGGAGCGGGTCGACCCAGACGGCCGACACGCCAGGGTCAAAGGTGGTGATGCAACTCACCTTCAGAAGCCTGCCAGTGGACAAGGCTCGCCGGCTGGAGGCGCTGCTGTTTTCACTGGATGGTCAGGCTGGCCGGGTCCGGTTGTGGGACTTCGCCGCCCGTCTGGTCAGTCAGCCGCAACCTGTTCGAGGCGCCCCGATTGTGACCGAGGCACTGGCGATGAGAAAATCGCTGACCAGTCGTGGCTGGACGCCGAGCACCAAGGTCTTGCTGGCCGGCGACTGGGTGCAGGTGGGGGATGAGCTTAAACGGGTGCTGGCGGATGTCACCTCTGATCTGAGTGGCGGCGCCATGATCCTGGTCGCCCCCATGCTGCGCAACGACTATCCCTCCGGTACCCCCTTGTCAGTGAGCCGCCCCTGCGGGGTGTTCAAGTTGCGCGATGACAAGGCGGTGACGTTTCAGCGCACTCCCGGTGTGTTTACCGATGTGTCCCTGTCCTTTGTGGAGAGCTTCTATCCATGATCGTCGGTCTAGATCCTGCCGTGATCGCCGCCCTGAATCAGCCCCACGTGACGGCGCTCTATGCGCTCAAGCTGGATCTGGTGAGCGGCATCAGCCGCATTCATTCCGGGTTGGGGCCGCTGGTGATCGGCGGTGAGGTGTACCACGGGGTGGGCGCCATGGGGTCCGTGAACCCCCAGAAAGAGCAGCTATCCACCTCACCCACCAAACTCAATGCCACCCTGACCGGGCTCGACAACAGCATGCTGGCCGAGGTGATGCGCGAGCGCATCGTGGGGCGGATGGCATGGCTCTACCTGGTAGTGCTCTGCCCTGACGGTGCGCCGCTCAATGCCTGCCTGCAGTTCAAGGGGAAGATCGCTCAAACACCGGTTAAGGCGGGCAATACCAACCAGATCCAGCTCACCATCTCCAACATCTTCGAGGATTGGCAGAAGGGATTAAACCGGCGCAATACCGACGAGAGTCACCGCCGCCTCTTCCCCAGCGATCATTTCTACCGTTACCAGAACGAGATGGCCGACCGGGCCATCTATTGGGGCAGCAAGAAAGACGCCCCCGGCTTCATTTATAAGGACTGACCATGCGCCATCCAGACTGGCAAACCCGCATCATCGACACCATCAAGGCCGCCTCCGAGCGGCCTTTTTGTTGGGGGCAAAACGACTGCTGTTTGCTGGTTGCGGATGTCTGTCTGGCGGCCTGTGATAAAGACCCCGCCGCCGCATATCGCGGCCGCTACCGCACCGAGCTAGGCGCCAAGCGGGTGCTGGCGAAAACCCACGGCAGCATTGCCGGCGCGCTCGATGCGCTGTTTGCGCGGGTACCGGTGGCCATGGCCCAGCGCGGCGATGCGCTGGTGTTTGACGGCCCGCAAGGTCAGACCGCCGGCGTGATGTGGGCGGGCCGCGTGTGGGCCATGACCGAGCTGGGCGCCCGCCCCATTCCCGATGCCGTCCCGTTAATTGCCTGGAGAGTCGAGTAATGCCTGCAGTCGCAATCCCCATTATCGCCGGTGTGGCCGCCGGGGCGGGCTCAGCCGCGTTTGTTACTACCGCGACCGCCATCGCCATCGGCACGGCGGTGGCCAGCGCCACCATGATGATCACCGCGAAACGCCCGGCGCTTGGTGACTATCGCAGCGCCAGCGAGCGTAGCCAGATCTTGCGCGCCGCTGCCAGTGACAAGACCTGTGTCTATGGCCGGGTCATCTCCTCCGGGCTGATGACCTTCGCCGCCGAGCAGGCGGGCGAACAGGACGAGGGGGAGTGGCTGCACCTTGCCCTGGTGCTCGCCGGTCACAAGCTCAGCCGGATCGGCGACCTATGGGTCGGTGATGACCTGGTGGGCTCGTTTGGCGGCTTGGTCAGCTACGAGCTGCATGCCGATCGGCAAACCTGCGATCCCTTCATGCTGGCGAATTGCGCCGACTGGCGAGCCGACATGATCGGTCAGGGCATCACCTGGTTGCGGATCTCGTTCAAGTTCGACGCCGAAAAGTTCCCAGCCGGGCTGCCAAACATCAAGGTTGAAAAGTTCGGCAAGGAGGTGTGGGACCCCCGCGACGGCAACTGGAAGTGGAGCGCCAACGCGGCGCTGGTGATCCTCGATTACTACCGCTCCTGGCTCAATGTGCCGGACGATGAGATCCGGCTGGATGAGTTTATCCAGGCGGCGAACATCTGTGACGAGAACGTGGCCCTGCCCGGTGGCGGCTATGAGTCGCGCTACACCATCAATTTCGAGTTCGACTTGGGTGAGCCCCGCGCCAAGGTGCTGGAAGCGATGCACATGGCCTGCGCCGGTCAGCCGACTTATGTGGGCGGCAAGCATGGCATCATCGCCGGGGCCTACTACGGGCCGGCCAGTGACGAGCTGCGGGCCCATCAGTTGATCGGCTATATGGAGCTGCTGCCGGAGCCCGCCAGCAGCGACAAGATCAACCAGGTGACCGGTACCTTTGTTGACCCGCTCACCTTTAAGAAGACCGATTTTCCCGCCGTCATCGTCAATCAGTGGGTGGAGGAGGATGACGGCCAGGCCCTACCGGAAGATCTCGATCTGCGCTGCGTGACGAGTGAATACCAGGCGCAGAGGCTGGCCAACATCCTCCTGCGTCAGCGCCGCGCAGCCCGCACCGTCACCTGCAGCGTCAACTTGTCCGGCTGGCGCTATCGCCCCGGCCAGACCATCGCGCTGCACGTGCCGGCGCTGGGCATCGACGGCCCCGAGTTTCGGGTCGCCGACTGGTCATTCAGCCTCAATGGCGGGGTGGATTTGACCCTGCGAGAGGATTCCGCGCTGTTCTGGGCTGATGCGATTGGCCAGCCGATGACGCGCCCGGAGATTACGTCGCTGCCCACCGGCGGTGTGGCCATGCCAGACCTGCTGCGGTACGAGCTGGAGCAGCTTGGCGAGGTGCTGCAAGGGGTGTTGTCGTGGCGCAACGTGGGGACCGTGGCGTACAACCAGGTGATCATCCAGCGTCTGGCCCAGGATGCGGCCCCGGTCACCGTAATGACGGCCCAGGTGCCCGGTCAGTCGTGCCGTGTCAACGGCCTGGCTGCCGGCAACTATGTCGCCCTGGTGCGCGCCGTGGCGCTCACCGGTGCCCATTCGCCGGTGGCGGCGGTCAACTTCATGATCGCCGTGCCGGCCATGCCGCTCGGGGTAGAGGAATGGTGGTGGAGCCACATTCAACACCCGATCGATGTAGCGATGGCGCTGGCGAACCCGGCGGGGATTGCCCCGTTCATGACCCTGCAGGGCTTGCGGCCTGACACCGAGTATTTCGTCTGGCTGCGGGCGGTGAATGCCTATGGCAAGTCGGGCCTGGTCGCCGCCTCGGCGCGTACCAGCTACGATGTCGCCTCCATCCTCGATGTACTGGACGGGGAGATCGGCGCCGAGCACCTGCGCGAGGAGCTGCGCACCCCCATTGCCTCGATACCTGGCCTTGAGGGTTCGGTCTCTGAGTTGGGCGGGGCCTTGGCGGCGCTGGACCAGCGCGAGCAGGACGTTAAAACCCAGCTCGAGAATGCCCAGAACCAACTTGGTGAGAACTACGTCAACGTCTCCCTGGTGCAAGAGCAGCTGCGCCAGCGGATCGACCGCTACAACCTGGATTTCAGTGATTTCAGGGATGCGGTTTTCAGCGTGAACCCGACCACCGGTGAGATCACCATGGACGCGGTCAACTCGGTCCGCTCCGAGCTTGGCGCCGAGATCACAGCGGTCAGCCAGCATCTCGACGCGGTCGAGGGTATCGTCAATACCTGCGTGACTCGGGCCGAACTCAGTGCTGATCTGGATCGGATCACACAAGTAGAGCAGGTGCTGGATGGCGTACAGGGCACTCTGACCCAGACCGCCACCAAATCGGAGATGGACGAACTCGGCAACCGGGTGACGCAAGTCAGTCAGGCCTTGGATGCCACCAACACCACCCTGACCCAGAAGGCGGCCAAGAGCGAAGTGGACGCCCAGGGGCAGCGCCTGGCGGCCGCCGAGCTGCAAATAGGTGCCAACACCTCAGCTACCGAAGCCAACGCCCAGCGCATTGAGCAGGTCAAAGCCGAGCTGCAGCAGGCGGACGCGACGATCTCGGCCTCTATCACCGAGCTGTCGCAGGCCGTGGCCACCGAAAACGGCGCACAAGCCCAGCGTCTCAGCGCACTCGAGGCGCTGACGGGCAGCCACGCGGCGGCCATCTCCGAACTGCAGCAGGTAGTGACCGGCGATGGCTCATCGCTCGCCAGCAAGTTCGAGGGGATCAGTGCCAGCGTGGATATCGCCGCCGAGGCGGAGATCATCGGTGCCCTGGGGGCCGCGGCCGAGGCAACCCGGCAGCGCCAGGCGGCCGGCCATATCCGCCATGAGCAAAAGGTGATGGTAGATCAGGCCCAAGCACTGGCCGCCACCGTAGATCTGATCCAGGTTGAGTACCAAGCCGCAGATGCGGCCTTGTCGGCAGGTCTGCTGTCCGAACAAACGGCACGGGGCAGGTCTGCTGTCCGAACAAACGGCACGGGTTACTGCGGACAGCGCCCTGGCCGAACGGGTGGATACTGTGCAGGTTAAGGTCAATGATGCCTCTGCCGCCGTGCAAACGGTCGCTACTGCCCAGGCCAACACGGCCGGACAGGTGGAGGCGGGCTGGTACACCAAGGCGCAGATCAACGGCGAGGGGGGCGGCTTTGGCCTGGCAGTGACGCTCGCCGCCGACGGTTCGACCCTGACCTCCTTTGTGATCGATACCGATGTGTTTGCCGTGCTGTCCCGCGCTGCCGGCATCACCTCCAAACGCCATCCGTTTATCGTAAAAAACGGCACCGTCTACATGAATCACGCGATGATGGACACGGCGGAGATCGGCGCGGTAATCGCCAAGTACATCAGTGTGCAGCACCTGGTTGGCGCGCTCATTGAGGGCGGGTCTTTCCGGGGTGGTGATATCTGGCTGGGTGAAAATGCCAATGGCGAATTTGGTGCCTATGGCAAGCGCTGGAATGCCGGCATTGATTCCAATGGCCGCATCTATGGCAGCGACGTTTATTTCACAAATGGGACATTTCAGGGAAATGTGCAGGCCAACTCTGGCACAATGAATAATGTGGTCATCAACGAAACCTGTTCAATAAAAGGAACGTTACAGGCCGATAGAATTTTGGGGGATGTCACCGCCACGAGAGCATTGCCCAACAATGGGGCGCTGACAGTGCGCGCATCTCCATACCCCAGAACTATATATGTATCGACGTTTATCGCGGCCGGGCGGTTCAACAGCAATATCAATATATTGGTGAATGGAGGATCAATTGGAAGTTTGTCAGTGTCCCCCTCGCTTGGTGGGCAGACAGGGGCAATAGCCGATATGAAAAGCGCGGTATTTACGTATGCCATCCCGGCAAACGTACAGGTAACCGTATCATCGTCAGCTTACATTCCAGATTACAGCACAGCAGCCGTATTGGTTATCGTACAAAAAAGTGATTCAGCGACATTCGCATAAATATATCAGAGATGAGTTAAAGAATATTGCCGCCAATACTAGAGTCACTTACCTCCACCGATGAGTAAGTGACATCGCTTAAAACTGGCAGTATTTCCATTTATAACCAGAAACCCGGCCCAGTGCCGGGTTTCTTTTTTTAGGAGCCGAAGCAATGGCGGGTTTATGGTATCGCGTTGGCACCGTCAGCGTGACGAACGGCAGTAAAAAAGTGACGGGGTTCGGTAGTCAGTGGAAAAGTACCGTCTATAAACCGGACAAGGGCCATGCCTTATATGGGCCGGATGGCCAGGCATACGAAATAGACTATGTAGAGTCGGACACCGTGCTTTACCTGGTACTGGCCTATGCCGGCGCCACCGCCGCCAGTCAGGCATACAGCATCGACATTACCCGGACCGGCACCATCCCGGCGTTTAGCCGTGAGCTGTCTGCCCAGCTGGCGTACGCCCAGAGCCAGTACGATAGCTGGCAGCAGATCCTCACCGGTGTCGACATGGTGACGCTGACCGCGCCGGACGGCCAGCAGGTACAGGTGCCGTCGCTCTTGGCACTGCAACCCAAAGACGCTACGCTGACGGCCATGGCCGGGGTAGCAACGTCAGCGGATAAAGTCATTCTTTTTACTGCCCAAGATATAGCTACGCCAATGACAGTGACGGCAGCGGCCCGTACTGTATTGGATGATGCAACTACTACGGAGATGCTGACCACGCTAGGTGGGTATCCTAAGTCAGGTGGTTCTGTAGATGGAGATTTCTGGAGAGGGGGGTACGGCGATTATAAGTTAGGTCAAGTCCGTAATTTAGGTGATACAACTGATGCTAAATCAAGTCTCATAGTATTGGCTAAAAAATACGCCGGAACTTTGCTTGATAAGACTGGTTTTGTCGGGCGAATTTTCTTTAATAGAGGCTCTCCCGGCTCAAATTTAATTAGCGACTACGTAGATGTAGATGTGTCCTCCGCTTATAATATCAATTCTGCTTCGATACTGTATAGGTCTGGTGGTACTGTCGCCAATGCCAAAATAGTAGAAATAATGTATAATGGGGCTCTTCATTATGCATTATTTAGACCGGCTGCCCCTGCGTCTGCGGTCATAGTGACAGGCCATAGTTTTGGGGGCGGGTTGCCTGTATTAATACCTGATGCTAACGCTTATGGCATGTCCGATGTTTTTAACGGTGAGTTATTGTTCAGTAGACACAATATAGTAGGCATTGTCTCTAATGTTAATGCTCCTGCTGGGGCTATTATTGAGAGCGGTAGTAACGCCAATGGTTACTATGTCAAGTTTGCTAATGGGTATATGGTTTGTCTAGCAGACATCCCTTTAGGTGTGCAGACCCTGTCTGCGCGGGAGGCTAGAATGCTTCAAATTGGAGGCACTAGTAATCCAAATCGTTCATGGCCCGCGGGTTTTTCGGCAACTCCTAGCGTTTCTTACTCTCTAAAGACAGCAAACTCTGGAGTGTTTACTTTAGGTATAGAAGCCAATACGTCAACATTGTACGGCGGGTTTGTGTTGCGTAATCATGAGCAAGCGGCTCAGTCAACTTCCTCAGATGCGATTATCCACATTATTGGTTGTGGTGTTTGGGGTTAAAATAAGGAGAAGCTATGAAAATAAAATTATCACCAGATGGAAATCTTCCACCCTTAGTAGCCTCAGTATATATGGATGCTATTACAATAAACGGGGAGGTTCTTGATTTTTCTGCTCTGGAGGAGGGAGATACTTTAGAGGCGGGTGCGGTGAACAATAGATGGGTGCATGAGGCTGTTCATAGAATTGATGGTGAAATCTTACTAACATTGGCTCTACCGCATGGCCCGAACGCTCCGCAGGAAACTCTCTTTCCTGTCGCATTTGAGGTGCCTATGACTGTGACCGAGGGCATTGTTCCATTGCCTCCTTATGATAGTTCTATAGGAGGGTCTGCGTTATGAGTATCGACTGGAGTCGGCGCATAACCGCTGATATGAAAAAGCAGCAGCAACTCCAAGCAGACTATCGAGCTTGGAAAGCCCACAGAGAGAGTGCTGTTTCGGCCATTATTGTCGAAGTAGACGGGCTGGTGTTTGACGGCGACGAGTTGAGTCAGAACCGGATGGCTCGTGCTGTGGCTGCTGCTGATGCCCTGACAGAAACCACCGACTGGACCCTGCACGATAACAGTGTTGTGACCGTGACTGTCCTGCAACTCAAAATCGCCTGCCGCCTGGCTGGCGAGGCACAGACCGTCACCTGGAACGAAGGACGTCCATCACTAATGTAAACCGGCGCCACCAGAGTGTGATCCAGCCCCGGCCCCGTGCCGGGGCTTTCTTTTTTCGCCTTGCCCTTTGGGGGGAGATGGCTATAGACCAGAAGGTATTTTACAGGGGGGCGGGTGCGAAGAGAGCTATAGCGTTGGTGTTTAAAAGTGTTCTTTGTGTCACATTTAACAATTAGTACAAAATCTAGTACAAATAAAATTAAATGTAAATTTAATTCTTTTAAATCAAATATATAAACTTACGTCTCGTAATCGTGGAAGTAGAAAGTGGGCTCGCTGCCGGGCTGTGCTGTTTTGCTCATGTTGCTCGAGGTGAGGTGTCCGATGGCGGCGC